GGGGCTCTGACAGCTTAGAACGCTGTCTAACTGCTAAAAACAGGGACTATCTTGGGGCGTAGTTGCTCCATGCATCCACTTGATCTTTACTTAAGGAGTCGTATGAGTGATTACGTGAAGAATGCCAAAGTATGGAGGGATGTGGGAAGAATTATTCTCACTGATTTGTGCCCGTTTTTATTGGGCGTAATCATTGGTTTAGTTCTCAGCCCATTACTTCCCTACTTTATTGACATGCTTCGCCGAAAGCTCTTTACGATTCCGTGGGTTTGATCATGAAGTCACCTACCAAGGTTTCCGCGAATGGGTACATTACTGAGAAGGTAAAACCAACTCAGGATGTTTTGAAAACCCCATGGCGTCCGAAAGTGTATACGGTCTGGCGTAAAAGTCAGAGAACTGGCAAGCGCGTTCGCGTACAGCTAAAAACTGTACGTAGCCGTGCCCCACTAGTTCCAAGCCCTAAAAGGCAAGGGACTCGTATAGTAATTTCAGGACGTCCGAAGAAGCGTGGCAGGGTACCGGTGTGGAGGTCTCTCGTAAAGAGGACCACCCCACTGGTAAATCCGTACGTAAGATCGCAGACGAATACCAGAAGGTTTTACACCTACTGGAAATTCGGCGTCGCACTTTCCTTACCCTACAACGAGGCCTCGTACAGTGTAAACTTTACGAAGTCACGAACTGGTAATTTCCTTCCGAGATGGAGGGAGATCATCAGGCAGGGCGGTAATGCGACAACTACGATGACTGCGTCGGCTGACTTCGCGGAGGAGAAACCCGCGTACTGTGAGGTAACTTACAGTGCTAGGAATAATCCTTCGAGTCCATGGGAGTTGCGCCAATACTGGCACGATTTCACAAATTTTCATGTGATCGCGCCTATCGGGCACTTCTCCAATGAACCAGATGCTAAAGCTCAAGACCAGGCGGTAAAAGCGCTATATAGCAAGATCCGCTCAGCCCGCCATCAACTTCAGGGCGGGGTTATTCTGGGCGAAATCGATAAAACAGCGCGTTTACTAGTAGGTACTGCTAGAAACCTTAAGCAAGGCGTCTTCAATTATCTCGGTCAAGCCGTAGGAATACGGCGTGGCAAAGGTACTGGAGCGTCCAAGCAAAAGGCTCTTGCAAATACTTACCTCGAACATGTCTTTGGATGGCAACCGCTAATCCATGACATGAAAGATGCTGCCTCTGCTCTGGGCCGGCTCTGTCACGAAAGTGATAGAGCTCGCTTTACTGCAGTTGGCAGTAGTACTAGTGTAACTGCTAGTACAGCCGGCGAGATTATCAACAGCATCCTTAAGGCCAATAGAACACACATTGACCAGACGGAGACTGTTGTTATCTACAAAGGCTTCCTTCGAACCGTGCCTTACGAGGCTGGGTCGCCGCCACTTGAACGAATTGTTCAAATGTCGGGTTTTGACCTCGGGAGCTTCATTCCCAGTATGTGGGAGCTAGTTCCTTACTCGTTCCTCGTCGATTATTTCACTAATATCGGCGATTGTCTCTATGCCCTAAGTACCGACACGTCCATTGTCAAGTCTTTGTCACGGACGCAGCGCAAGGAATCGTCGAGAATTTACTCGATTGTTCCAAACGTTGCAAAATCCGTGGCATCTGTACCTGACAGTTTAAACGTGAAGAATGCCAGGGGTAGTGGAGAGGCTGGTCTTGTCACGATAACACATCGTGACGTAACGCGAGCTCAAGCTCCTGTACCTATCATGGTACCTCAGCTTACCGGCTTGGATCTTCCTTGGAAGCAATTTGCTAACATTGGAGCTCTTATAGTCGGAAAGTCGCGTTGAGGGATAAGAGGATTTTCCTCCTATCATCTAACGTTTTGTCGTTCTCAAAAGGAGATAGTCAATGACTATCAACATCACCTCACCCATAACGGGCGGGGCTCAGACGGGGTTTACTTCCCCTACCTACACGCACGTGGCCGATGTGGCCCCGGACGTGAACGGTCGGCAGGTAGCCGTAACCGCTCTGGGAGGTACACAAGCTGGGGTAACGGTTCATTCCGTTGCGTCGCCTTTTACGGTGACGGTGATTAGGCCCAAGACCTTCAAAAGTCTTGCGCCGGTCGTCCCCAACACTGGTCTGTTGCCAAGTGTGCCGAAGAACAGCTGGAAGATCATCGTCCGAAAGGGCGTTGTTCCTCTTGCTGGCCAGCCTGCCTCGGTTCTGCTCATCAAAATGGAAATTGATGTGCCAGCCGGGTCAGATACTGCAGATGCGCCCAACATCCGTGCCGCCCTTTCGGCGGCCATTGGGGCCCTGAACCAGCAATCTGCTGGCGTAGGGGATACCATGGTGTCAGGCGTTCTCTGATCGGTCCATAGGCTTCTAACCAGAAGCTTGTACATCACCCGGAGGTCTCATGCTAAATTTAGCTGAGTTACGGAGTTGTCTGCTAAGCGATCTGAAATGCGGTACTCCTTTCCTTACATCGGATATGAGTACAGCGTCCGCAAGTGCACTTTGGTTGGCCCAGTCATTCTGGAAGAAATTTCAGGATGAGGTAGGCCCGGATGCAGATGACGCATGCTTGAAGCTCTTTAAAGAGAGCAACGAGAGGTGCGCCAAATTCGTCCTAAAACCAGAGTCTACTTTCGATGAACAAGTCATTGGGAAAGTTCAATCCCTTTGGCTTGACCTCGTCGGTAACGGACCCGAGTCTAATCTACCATTGTCGGATATCCTTGACAATGGCGGGGTTGGACCCGGTGCCAACTTAGGGGCTCGATCTTACAACTTTTACACAAAGTTGTTCGACGGGCCTTTAACTGGCACATCAGAGCGCTTATACCGCTTATACCGTTACTCCATCATGGCCAACCCAACGCACCTTGCCGCAGAGAAAACGCGGGAAAAGCGCTATGGGCACCTGATGGTGGCAGGGAACCGTCTATCTTTTGTTCCGAAGACGTCAGAAATTTCGAGAAGTATCTGTACCGAACCTACTCTGAACATGTATCTTCAGAAAGGCCTCGGTTTCGTCCTAGAGCGTTGGCTCAAAGAGAGGTTTAAAATTGACCTCTCCCGACAGCCTATTCTCAACAGACGACTGGCGCGTCTAGGTAGCGTCGACGGGTCCTACGGGACCATCGATCTATCTAGTGCGTCAGACAGTATATCGCTCTTGATGTTGCGGGCAATCCTGCCAGCCGAATTGCTTGACTGGTTGGAACTTGCAAGATCGCCCACTGTCACCTTCCCAGATGGCAGTGTGCAAGAGCTATATATGGTGAGCTCTATGGGGAATGGTTTTACTTTCCCTCTAGAAACTCTCGTTTTCTCGACCATTGTTCTGGCCTGTTACCGTGTCTTAGGTATTGCACCTAAGTACGAACGGAGCGGACCGCGCAACTGGGCTGTGTTTGGTGACGATATCATTGTCCGAAAGGACGCATATGAATTCGTCATCAGATCACTCCGGCTGTTCGGTTTTACTCCAAACGACCACAAGTCGTTCAACTCAGGCTCGTTCCGTGAATCTTGTGGAGGTGACTACTTTAGAGGCCTTGATATTAGAGGCGTCTATTGCCGGTCACTTAAAACAAGTGCTGACGTCTACTCCTTGATAAATCGACTGATTAGGTGGTCGACGAAGACAGGGGTTTTGATTACTCAAACCGTCTCCTACCTTAAGCGGCAGGTAGAATTTCTACCTATCCCGTTTTCGGATGGGGACGGTGAGGGGATCAAGACTCCGTATCCGCCGATCGGACTACCTAGAGACCGTAACGGCTCTGTTAAATACAGGGCTCTTACTAAGGTCTCGAAGAAAATCCGTATGCCTATATCAGAAGACCAGCGGCTGTTTTTCCGT